CAGTCACGTTGTCGGCGAAGAGTTCCTCGACTGCCTCGCAGACCTGGACCATGTGAGTGCCGCCGGTCATTTTGACTTGGTCCATGATGACGGTCATGGTCTCGGCCATGTCAGTCAGCATCTGGAGTTTAGCGCCCTCGAGCTTAGCCGACTGCTTGGCGACGAAAGTAGCCAGGCGAGCCTCATAAGCGTCGATGGTCTTAGCCGACTTCCACTTCCGGGCCAGGCGGAGGATGCCAGCGGCGATGTCCCGGCCTTCGATCTTGCAGGGGATGCGAGCGCGTATGAGGGCGAAAGCGGCTTGTACGAGCGGCTTGGTGTTGCGACATAGGATTGCGTCAGCCGAGGTCGGCTTCGCCGTCAGGAAGGCGTCCCAGGCCATCTGCGACACGTTCCCCTCCGGGGCGGTCTCGTGAGCCTCGATGTGGGAGACCCATTGGTGGGCGAACTCGACGACCGCCTTGGGGCAGCGGTAGGTCGTGGTCAGGGGCATCTCAATGCACTTGAACTCCTGCTTGATCAGCTCGAGGCTGTCATTGTCCGCGCCGGTGAAGCCGTAAATGGCTTGGCGCGGGTCACCGACGGCGATCAGGCGGCCACCCCAGCGCAGGAGCTTCTTGGCCAACTCGCGCCGAGCGGGGTTCGTGTCCTGGGCCTCGTCGATGATGACATTGTCATACTGCCAGATTTTCATCGGGTGGACGAGCGGCAGGTAAACCATGTCGTCGAAGTCGATGACGTTGGTGTTGGCGTTGCTGGCCTTGAGGGTCCGCTGAGCGAGCGAGATGATCTCGTCGACGGCGTCCCCGTCGATTTCCTCGTCGACCAAGTCGAAGTGGGTGATGATGTCCATCCAGGCGTCATAGTCGTGGAAGCCGCAGACAGCGCCGATGGCGCGTTGCTTGGCCAGCGACACCAGCTTGACGACGATCGAGGCGTAGGGACCGTCGTCGACCATGTCGCGGACTTTGTCGGCGTCGACTTTGACCGCCGAGTTGAACTTGCGGATGGCCTTGAAGCCAAACGAGTGGACCGTGCCTGCGTTGCATTGTTTCCAGTCGATGCCCATGTCCTCGAGCTTGACTGAGATCTCCTGGGCAATTTTCTTGTTGTACGCCATGATGGCAGTCTTGCCTCGCATGCGCGACACAGCGCCGAGGAAGGTCGTGGTTTTGCCCGAGCCGGCGACTGCGATTAGAACGCAGCTGCCGCGGCCGTTGATGGCCCAGTCGATGAAGTTAGCCTGTTGGGTCGACCAGGTGGTGGGTAAAGCGTAAGTCATTTGGGTTCTCCATTGCTATGGAGAGACATTTAAGATGAGATGTGGTAAACGTCAATGATAAAAAGAGGTGACCGAGAGATTATTTCATCCCTCGGCCAAGTCTTCCGCTGTTGCCGCTCTTTGGGGCGGCTAAATTCTTACTCTACTTCTAAATCCTCGTCTTTTTTCTCGACGCTCCAGATGCGCCAGCCACCTTTCACTTTTCTGGACTTTCTATGGAGCTTGCGCCATTTCATGGCACCGAGTATTTGGCTCTTCTCCTCCGGGGTTTTAACGAAGATGCTGTCTCCGATCTCCATCGTGTCAAGCTCGGTATATTTGTCTTCAGGGATGGGTACGCCCTTATCGATCTTAACCATATTTGATTACTCCCTTTCCACTGTCATTTTTCTGACAGTCAAATATATTTTATATATTAAAAATATTTTACTCAACCCCTAATTTTAACCTGTCAGAAAAAAGGGCCGAGGGCGATTTACGCCGCCCTCGGCCCCCACTCCCAGACCTTTCGTTTTCACCGCTTCAATGGAGACAAATCGCGGTGGACGCCGGGGTGCAACGGATAAAAACCCGGGACGGCTGGGAAATTCAATGCAGGATCCTCGGAAACAGGTTGAGGAAGGGGTGGCCGTTGGCTGGCTGCTCGGTCACCTTGACGCCCTTGCTGCCGCGAATGAGTTCCAGCTGCTGGGCTAGCTGATCGCCCTCGCGGCTGGCCGCATAGAGGGAGATGACCTTAGTTCGCCGGCCCAGGCCGCTCATGAAGCAGTAGCAGTTGATCCCGTTCTCATCGAAGAAGACGGTGATAAACTCGGCGATGTTCTCCACCTTCTCGCGACTGGGTGTCATCAGGACATAGAGTTCACCGTCTGGGCATTGCACCAGGAAGCCAGGGTCCATCAGGCGACTCTCGCTGATGGACGCGTCGATGGACTGGCGGACGAACTCGACCATCTCCTGGAGGGTGAAGGTTTTCATCACCCCACCCTCCGATGCAGTTGAACCTTGTCGCCCGCTGCGTAGCCAGCCATCGTGCCGCTGCCCGAGCGAGTGCCCCGGGCCGAGGACTTCCGGGTGGCGATGCCGGCCAGCACCTGCTTGTTCTCGGCGTCGAGCTCCTTGAAGTAGCCGCTCACCACCAGGGCGGTCGACGAGATGTCGGCGGCGATCTGGATGGGGTTGGCGACGAACGCGTTGGCGCGGTGGAGGACGCGGTGAGCGCAGGCGACTTTGAAGGTCCGGCGGAACTCGGCTCGTTCTTTCTGGGTCATGCCCGATGGCAGGGCCTGCTTGTAGAGCGACTCGACCTGCTGGGTCAGCCACATCATGGTCATCTCGGCGGCGTCGGTGTTGTCGCTCCGCCCGATGAAGGCGAAGCCGTGCTTGCCTGATTTCCAGAACAGGACCCGGCAGCCGTAGAGCACGCCGGCAGCGCTGGCCAACCAGACTTCGTGTGGCTGGATCGAGCGGTCGACTCGGGCGGCCATCTTGGCGGTGGGCTTAGCGCCCCCGAGAGTTGCTTGGTCGATGCCATGCTTGGCCATCAGGCCCATCGCCATCCGCATCGCGGTGGCGGCCTCATCCTCGGTCGCGCCACTGTCGGCGGCTCCGAGGGCGAGCATTTTGCGGATTTTTTCTTTGATGCTGGCGATGTCGTTCATTGTGGTCTCCATTGGTTTGTGGCGTCAGCTCCTGCTGACAACATCTTCAATAGCAGATGTCTCGAGACCAGTCAATGAAATCTCTAGAAGTTTTTTTCTCAAGGTGGCAAGACCGTGATGCATAGAGGCAGCCCACTAGGATTGACGCCCTCGGTGTCCTTGGCGATGACAGCGACGCCGCCCTGAAAAGGGATGCGCCAGCCCTCCGGTGGGATGTCAAGCTTGTTCTCTGGGTGAGCCTTCATCTGGGCAGTGATGTGGTCCATCGCTGCTTTGCTCAGGGGCCGTAGCGCTTTAAGCAACTGGATCGGTGTGCGCGCGCCGCAGCGCTCAGCCAGGCGGGCCATTGCGTGGTGATTGATGAGGAGCCATGTGAAGTCATCGAAGTCGGCGGTGTAATTGCCCTTGTTCTTGATGGTGAGCCAGCCGACACCCAGCCATGGTCTCTCAGGTAGGACCGCGCCATCTTTGACTGGCTCTCCGTTGACCCAGCCCGTCCAGCAGTGGAAGTACATCGTGTAGCGCCCACGCTTGCCGGTCTTGACGCTCAGGTCAAAGATCGCCGGCCCGGCTGCCGCCGCTAGGCGGTGGGCCAACCTCATCTGTGAGATGGGATTGCCATCTTTACACGTCTTGACGACTCGAGCCATCTCTTCCCATCGCTTCTCGCCGTGCTTGATCAGCCACACGGCCATCTCACCGGCGATGCGCTGCGCGTGCAGCTCGGGCGGTGGGCCGACCGACTCAATGACTGGGTACTTCACTTTTATCTTTCTCAAGGAATTTTGGATGATATGGCTCGCTGGGATGTTTGGTAGTCGAGCCATCCCATCGTATTCGGCAGCAGCCGTTACCCATGACGTATTCGACGACGCCGCGCCGGTCGGGTGTACTGGTGATGAGCTTGCCCTCTTCTGAGAAAACAACTCGATCTCCTATGGTGAATTTATTCATCGTGTAGCTCCTTCACTTCGACTTTCTGCTCGGTGCCATCGGATTTGAGACATTCGATCGTCGGCCCATTGTCGTCGGTGCAGACAATGCGCATACCATCGACATAAGAGAACAGCATCGTGGTAGCCCCGGTGGCGTCGATCCACTCTAGCGAGCAGTGCCTGTCTCCGCAGGCGGGCGTCAGGTTGCGCTGCGCGGCGTCAGCAGCGGCTGCACTCCACCGAGCGGTGAATACGTCGAGCGACGGCTCCGACGCCGCTGGAGGCGCTTCTAATGGCGTCGGCGTCGACTGCACGTGTGGGTGGCGAATGCTGCAGGACGGCTGTGGCCACGGATACATCCACTTGGAATAGTGGTGGCATGCGGCTGTCGCTGGTGTGGCCAGTAGCAGCGCAGTGATGGCGAGGGCGGTTCTCATTTACACTTCCGGGTTCTTGAGGGTGTCACTGGGCAGCGGGAATACGACGCCCAGCCCATGCTGCCACTCCATGTTGATGCAATCGCCGCTGTCGGTGATGATCACCCGTTCAATGACGCCTAGCTTGCAAGCGACGTTGTTCGTGTAGTGCTCGAACGCTTTGACGGCTTCCGCCGCGTCGACATTCCGGCGCACATACTCGTAGCTGTTATCCTCGAAAAACTGGACTACATTGAACTTTTCCATCGGTGCTCCTTGTCGCTCAAATTTTAAGGGGAAATTGACGAAATCGCAACCGTTATCTCGGCCTCACATACGTCACGCCGGCATGGGTCTCGGTGGTCCACTCATGACCTTTATTGTCGCGACCATAGGTCACTCCGGCGTGCTCCTCCTGGGTCGACCGTTCACCGTGTGGGCCATAGCCGTAGAGCGTATCGCCGTGCTGCTCGTAGGTCCAAGTCTGGGCGTGGACCGCTAGGGGTATAAAAATTAGGGCGAGATGTAGCACATTTTTATACCAGCGCATCACATCCGCTCCAAAAAGGCGTCATCGCCGACGACGATGACAATGGAGCCGACCAGATGGTCCTCGGTGATGGGGCGGCCGACGGCGAGACGCCACAGCGCCTGCGCGGCGCGGTTGATCTCAAGACCCTTCTGCTTGCCATTTTCATCGCAGAAGGCGATGCAGCGGCTAACGCCCAGCTTGTCGAGCAGGGGCACGATCTCGAGCGGTCCGGTGATGTGCTCTTTGAGCATGTCGAGAGTCGGGATGCCGGTCAACTTCTGATAAGAGTAGGTTCCACTCGGGTGAATGGTCAACATGTAGGGTTCGTTTGGCGGTAGCTCAGTCATGAACATTCCTTTCAGTGGCAGCGGGCTCGCGCGTTGGCTGCTGCTTGTTCAGTTAGAAATAAACCTCGGCGAAGATTAAAGCAACTCTGTGGATCGTTCGGGCTCTCGCTCGGGGGTGGCGGCGGCAGCTCCTGAAGCATCGGCGGCGCAAGGGCCTCAGGAGCCGCTGGGACGTTCGTGGGCGGCGATGGCGCAGCCACTGAGGGTGAATGCCCGGGCGGCGGGTACTGCGGCGCTGGAGGCGGCGTGACCTTGTCTGGGTGGGCCGGGTCCATGTGGTAGCACTGGTGCTGCATGTCGCATGAATATTCGGGTGACTTCTCGAAGAGACCTGGCGGGTAGTCGTCGGCTAGGGCTGCGGTCGACGCCAGCAGCAATGGTAGGAGCCATTTCATTTCTTGACCTCATAATCCTTGGTGACGAAGCCGATGGTGGCGTCGCCAGTCGTGTAAGCCTTCTTCCAGGTGCGCCCGCCGCCGCAACCGAGGCAATGCCAGCGGGGGATGCCGTCGGCGCTGATCTCGGGCATCGACGGCCATGTATGATCGCAGGCCTGATGCAAGTTGTAGTGGTAGAAATGCCCCTTGACATCGTGGGCAGCTTTGGGCGTGTGCATTCCCGGGCGCATCAGGCTACTGATGGTTTGCTTGCCCGTCAGATGAATTGTCACCACGCTATGCGCGCCATACACCACTCGCTTGCCCTTGTGGAGCGCAGCTTGCCAGGGCACGTCGCGGAGGGAGATGAACGAGCGCTTCTGATTGATGAGGAGCAGAGCCGCCCACACGGTGCGCATGTCGCCAGCCGCAGCCGTCACTTGCAAGCGCATCTGAGCTGGGCCCATCTTGATGGTGATGCCGGTGAACTCGCCGTCGGGATTGCCAGTCTTTTTCATGGAGCTCGACTTGAAACGCTCGTTCATCAAGTTGATCCGGGTCGAGCGTATCAGATCGAGACGGGTGGTCTCGTCCGGCATGTCGTCGACGGTGGTGCCGAGCAGGAGCACGGCCCGGGCCCACTCGTCGTCCGGGTCGCCCGACTGCATCGGTTCATCGAAGATCGGTCCGCTGCCGGCCGGAGTGTCCATTTCATAGCGGAAGAGGGCGGGGGACGCACGCTTCTCATTCCTGGAAATTGGGTAGACCCGTCGTTCGTAGATGAAGTAGCCAACCTGGGTGTCGCGGCCTTCTTGACCCATCGTGTCCGCCGAGGAACTTTTACCGATGGCCTTGAGCATGTCGTCCAGCTCGACCTGGACATAGGTCACCGGGAAGGGCGGGATGGCGAACTGGCGGTTCTGCAGGATCAGTGCGCCGCAGTCGCGGATGAAGTGCCCGAGGTGCACGCTCGCCTCACGGTCGAAGATGAACCGCCGCGCGTGCGGTTTCAGCGCTAGGATGTGGTCGAAGTCTCGGTCGAGCGCTACAGGCCTCATGATGTCCAGCGCCTGGGGCTGAGCCTTTGGCTTGGGCGGGTGCTTCATGTCTTTGACGTCATGGTGAACTGACTGTTGCCCTGTCGTGTGGCGAGACCTTGAGCTACCAGTGCCTCAATTAGCTCCGGCTCGATGCGGGTGCATCGAGTGCGCGAGAAGCCCCAGTAGTTGCCGCCGTAGTTTTTGATCGGCTTCTTCTTGGCGTAGCTCAGGAGCCACTTGGCTTCCTTGTCGATGAATTCCTGCGTTAGTTTCATTGCTTATGTTCTCCTGCTCTCGACCTTGTGAGCCGACCAGTCGCTGAAGACGCGGAACTGAGCGCCGGTGTCCAGGGTGACGACTGTGTTGTTGTCGCCCCTGTTGCGGTCCATCTTGACGATGACGCCGACTGACTTGTAGTTGGCGGTGCCCAAGCGATAGTCGTCGGCGCGCATCCTGAAGTGGGTCGCGTGCCCGTCGTGATCGGGGCACCAGACGATGTAGTTAGTGATTTTCTTGGCCATGGTCACTTCCTCAGCTGGCGGGCGACGTTATTGAGCAGGGCGGCGTGAGGGTGGCCTTCGCGGCCGTCGTCTTCGATTTCCATCGCCTTCTCATTGAGAAGTTCGATCAGGGTTTCGAGGTCGGCGTCGGTGAGGGTGATGGTCTTGGTGGTCATTTGAGGTCTCCGTTGTTGTCGCTCAATATCTAAAGATGTGGATGGCGAAAGTCAATGATGTCTCGACTGGTTTTTCATTTTTTCTTATGCTGTGAACCTCACAATGACATCGGATAGGCTCTCGCCTCGCTTGCGCATGGCGTTGAACGCCGTCATGGCTTCCTTGGGCAACCAGATAGGGACCATGCCGGCCGGTGGGACACCGAACAAGCTGGAGCCGCTTTGCCTCTGCTGCTCGGCGTCAGCCGCGCCCGGGACGCTCGAGGCGATGGCCTCGAACGCCCCTTGGGTGATGAGGACTCGGAGCATCGGCTCAGTCCAGGTAGGCGATGTAGAGGCGTCGGCCCACAACCTTCCAGGCGTGGGGGGCGTAGTCGGTGTCGAGGGTGAACGGCCCGGTCGCCGGGTCGTTGAGGATGCGCACGACTCGAGCGACCTGGGCGTCGTTGACCTCATCGGGGGTGACCACGTAGCCGCGTCGCCCGGACTGGAGATCGACAGCGTGGCTGGCGTAGCGGTGTTTGCCCGCGCAGCCGCAGCAGCATTTACCGTCCTTGCCCGAGTAAACGTGGCCGACGGCGGAAGCTTTGATGGTCTTGACAGTGTAGTTCATTTGAGTTCTCCGTTGTTGATGCTCAAAATATAAGATGATGCCAGTGAAACGTCAATGATGGTTTCAAAGAAAAAGGGGCCGAAGCCCCAGTTTTTATTTCAGAACGGGAAGTCGTAAGTCAGGTCCCGCCACTCGGCGTAACCCGTGTAGTCGCCGTCGACCCCATCACCCTCATCCTCGCCGTCGTAGCTCTCAGGATGGGGGACTGGGGGACCCACATAAAACGGGTTGGGGTACCAAGTGTCGCGATCGGAAGCGATCCAGGCCAGGTCGGGACGGGCAGCGCCCATCTCGTAAGCGCCAGCGCGGTCCCATTCCGCGTCAGTGGAATATGTAAAACCTTCGTCGTCGGGGTGAACCATTTTTAAGTCTCCATCTGTTGTCGTCGATGAAGATATAGAGATGTCACTGGTCTTTGTCAATGATGTCTTGTGGTTTTTCTCACTTTTCTTTTGTGACTTGCGCCGCGTGTATTTTACGCTCAACTTCTTTGACCGAGTCCAGGATTAGGGCATTGAAGATGTAGGAGGCATCCTCGAGGCGACCCGAGATGAGGGCGGCAACCAACTGGGCCGCCCCGTCGCGCAGGTCCTCAGCGGCTTCGCGCAAGGTCATTCGAAGTCCTCGGCTTCTGGCTCATAGTCATCCTCGGCTATGACGACGGTCTTGTCCTCATAGATGAGCACCTGGAGGTGGTCGCTGATGGCGTCGATCGCCGGGTCTTCTTTGCTCCGGGTCATGTAGGTGTCGGCGGCAGCGTCGATGCTTTTCGCCTCGATGCTTTCGCTGATGACGCCGACGGCCGTGTAAACGTTGAACTTCATTCTATTTCTCCCATATCGGCTTGATCGCCGGTCACGCCCAACCGTGAGGATGGGCGTGGGCTTCGATCAGGCGAGTTCGGCTTTTGCCGTCGCCTTCAGGCGCTCGTGGGCCGCTAATCGCTTCTTGTACCGTCGATGAGCAGCAGCGACTTTAGCCTTGCTGCTCAATACCTCATTGGCACGCTTGCCCCACTTCTTCACGTTCGCCTTGTGGTCATTCGCCATTTACACTTTTCCTTTTCCAGTTCGGCATGATCGCCGATCATATCCAACGGGGTGATGGATATGGGCTTCGATCACAGCATTGCAATCAAGTGTCCAATCAGGTACAAGAGATTTATGACTGCGCCGATAGCGTGGATTAAATTCAAGATGTCGGTCACGTTGATCTCCTTTCAGAAGAACATCCTATCGCCGAAGACCAGCGAGCCGCCGAGGGCGCCGAAGAAGACACCAACGCTAATCGCCATAGTGACCCCGATGACAATGCCCATGAATGTGCCAATTGCATATTCCATGGGCGAGGGCGGGATCATGTCCCGTCGTTCACGCCTGCCCATCAGAGATCTCCTTCCTGCAATGGCGGAATATCAATTGCAGCCATTGAGATTAATGGCGGGTCGGAGACGTGTGTGGGCGCGAGCGCCTGGTTGATGCCGAACGCGGCCAGAGCCAGGAATATTTTTGCCCAGTCGGGCAAAGGGGTGTGAGGGTGGCTGTGCATTTCTTTCTCCATTGTCAGCATGATTGCCGGTCATGCCCCCCGCGAGGGGCATGGGCTGCAATCAACTGACGGTCATGAAACCTTTGTTGGCGAAGAAGGTGACGTTGCCGCCGAGGAACTCTCGGTTGAGGCCGAGCGGGAAGATCGCCGTCCAGCGCCCGGCTCGGTTGCGAACGATCACGTACTTGGTCTTCTCGCGAAGCATCGGGCCGAGCGCCTTGAGGAGGTTTGCTTCGGTGGCGTAGCTTTTGGCAGTGTCGATGTTGAGGTCCATTTGAAGTTCTCCGTTGTCGATGGTCATGATATAAAGATGTCACCCGAGTTCGTCAATGATGTCTCGAGGAAATCTTTCAGAAATACCCCACCAGGTGAAGGAGGGTGAGGGCGATGACACCGAAGATGGTGACTCGGACAATGATCCCGGTGTCTTCTTGCTTGCGGTTCCGAGCCTCGGTGACAACCGCTGCTGCAGGGTTGATGGCTCGGAGCAGGTCGCGTTGCTGGCGAGCTTGCTCGGCAGCGAGGCGGCGGGTGGCGCGGTTGCGACTCTTGACTGCTGCAAGCACCAAGACGACTACAACAATGACAGGTATGATGAGCATTTCTTTTCTCCGGGGTTGTCGGCTTTTGGTCGCCGTTCCTGCTCCACGCGGCGGGCGAGGAGCAGGGGCTGCGATCAGTCCTCCTTTTTGTCGAGGGCCTTGATGTCGGCCATCGAATAGGGAGCCTCGAAGCCAGCGCGGCGGAGCTTGGCCCGCATCACCTTGGGGTTGAGGCCGTGCTTGGCGAAGTATTCGCCGACTTCCGGATCCGACTGGTTCTTGCGAACCGCCTTTTCCTTCTTGGCCTTGGGCGCCTTCGCCTTCACGACCCTGGCCGGCTTGGTCGGCTTGTCAGCGACCGTGTCATCGGCCTTGACCTTGGTGTGGTCAAGGACGGTGTCGCGGTCAGCGACGACGGGGGTCTTGGGCAGCGCCTTGATCTTGGCGATGAGGGCGTCCTTGGAGGCCTTCCAGACGGTGATCTGGGCGACTGTGGGGTGGCTCTTGACTACGAGGGCGTTGAAGTGCTTGACCAAATCCTTGGTCGAAAGGGTGTTGAGGTTGTCCATTTGTTTAACTCCAGGTTGGTGATGTCGGTCAGTCCGTCATCCATGCCCATGATATAAAGACGTCACTGGGTCGTGTCAATGATGTCTGGGAAGAATTTCTAAAAAATCTTTTGGGGGCCCAAAAAACCTCGACCAGTTGATGGCACCACTGCCATGTGGCATGGTGTGGCAGTAGGCGGGAGGTAGAAATGTGGGTAGTAGTGCGAGCGAAGCCAGGGCAGATCCAAATGGCTCTGCGTCACCTGGAGCGGCAGGACTTTGAGTATTATGCGCCCAAGCTCAGGGTCACTCTGGTCCGACGCCACAAGGTCGTGGAGGTCGAGCGGTTCCTGTTTATGAACTATGTGTTTGTGGAGGTCGACAGCCGGTGGATGGCCCTGCGCAATACTTATGGGATCGGCTCGGTGCTGATGTTTGGGGACGGACCCGAGGAGGTAGACCCCCGGGTTATCAGGAACTTGCGCGAGCTGGAGGGGCCGGATGGGTTCTTCAGGTCTAGCGAGTCGCCGGGGAGATTCCAGCCGGGTCAGACACTAAAAGTGATCGGGGGGTTGCTGGAAGGCCAGTTTTGTGAGTTTATACAGTTCCTCGGCGCTAACCGCGCTCGAGTTATGATGTTTCGGTCTCGACTTGTTGTGATGTCTTTGACAAACTTAGCCGCCATCGCTGCCAGGGGCGGGTAAGGAAGAAGGCCCGGTTCTCGGCCTTGACAACTAATGGGCTGGTGGCACATGTGGGGCACCCGTCTACGGTAGTTAGCCCCCGATGACCAAAAAACCCAGGCGAGCTTCCGGCGGGCGAGTGAAAGGGGCCCGAAATCACGAGACAGCAAATAAGTCCGCTGAGGTTGCGCGGACCGGCATAACGCCGCTCGATTTTCTCATCAAAGTGATGCGCAACACCAAAGAGCCTATGTGGCTTCGGTGTCAGTGCGCCAAAGCGGCGGCCCCTTATGTCCATCCCAAACTCGCTCAAATTGACCACACCATCGGAGGTCGGACATTCGTTGTAATCAAGGGCGGTCTGCCCGATGGAGATGATCCCATTCTCGACCTCACCGCAGAGTCAGACGAATGAAATCATCGTCAATTTACCCACTCTCCACCGCGACCAGGTCAAGGCCTTTTATCTCCCCGGCAAGCGCAAAGCTATCCGGTGTGGCCGACGCTGGGGCAAGACGGAATTCGCCAAGACCATAGGCTGCGACGCGGTCGTGCGCGGGCAAAGCGTCGGCTGGTTCGCTCCAGACTACAAGATCCAGTCTGAAGCGTATACTGAAATGGTCGACATTCTAGCGCCGGTCATTTCATCCGCGAACCAGAACGCGGGTGTCCTACGCACCTTGACTCAAGGGCGCATGGACTTCTGGACCTTGGAGAATGAACGGGCCGGGCGCTCGCGGAAATATCATCGGGTCATCATCGACGAGGCGGCGTTCACCAAGCCGAACATGATGTCCATCTGGGAACTGTCGATTGAGCCGACACTCCTCGACTACAACGGTGACTGCCTGGTCCTGTCGAACACCAACGGCAACGACATCGAGAATTTCTTCTACCAGATCTGCAACGAGCCCAGTCACGGCTTCGTCACCTACCACGCGCCCACCAGCGCCAACCCGCTCCTGCCGCTGCGCCGGCCCAATGAACATAATGACGCATGGCTCTTCCGCCGTCAGGAGATGCTCGACAAGCTGATCGCCGACCACCCGCCGCTGGTTTACCAGCAAGAGTATCTGGCTGAGTTCGTTGATTGGTCCGGCGTCGCGTTCTTCTCACTCGCCAAGCTGCTGGAGAATGAGCAGCCGGTCGAGTATCCGGCGATTTGCGACACGGTCCTCGCTGTCGTCGACACGGCGACCAAGACCGGCAAAGAGAATGACGGCACCGCGGTCCTGTTCGCTGCTCTCTCCACTTACACCGGTAAACCCTCGCTGGTGCTTCTTGACTGGGATTACATCCAGATCGAGGGTGCTTTGCTTGAGAGTTGGATACCCTGGATCTTCAAGCACTGCGAAGATTTGTCCGATCAGTGCCATGCGCGGTTCGGCTCCAGCGGGGTCTTCATCGAGGATAAGAACAGCGGCATGGTCCTGCTCCAGCAGGGCGAGAACCGCGGGTGGCCCACCCACGCCATCGAGTCCAAGCTCACGGCGATGGGCAAAGTTGAACGAGCCATCAACTGCAGCGGCTACGTGTATCAGGATTTGGTGCGACTGAGCCGTGCGGCGTTCGACAAAGTGACCAAGTACAAAACGACCACGCGCAACCACTTGGTGTCCCAGATCGTGGGCTTCCGGCCCAGCAACAAGGACCCCGTCGACGACGATCTGCTCGACACCTTCTGTTACATGCTGATGTTGACCCTGGGCCAGCAGACGGGTTTCTGATGGTTATGACTCCGGACGAACTGCTGATCGACTGGCTCCACAGCGAGCTGAACGATGAAATCGAGCGCATAGTTCGCCGAGATGGACCTATCCGTTATGACGAACGGGGCATGGCCGTGGTCAGGCAAGTGGCGCTTGACGTAATCGGGAAGATGTCAGACGCCGACTTGCAGCGGCTGGTCAATGACTCCTACGAATGCATCCTCAGGAAATTGGGGTGAAGTATGCCACAAACCCCCGTCAAATTATTTGCTGAGTGTGGCGACGCGGATTGGGTTGATGACCGTGTGGTCAACGCTAAATGGGTGAAGGACCAGGTAGCGGCTGGCGGTGGTGGCGGGGGCGGGGGTGTTCCCGAGGCTCCGACTGATGGGGGCGTTTACGCAAGACGTGGGAGTGATGCTTCTTGGCAGCCGTCATTCACCAATGGAAGCAACGGCTATTTTGACGGTATTTCAGTAAATACGATTGGTTGCAGTGTGTTCATTCAAACGCCGAGTTTACAGGGACCGGGTGGAAAGGTCAGCATTGATCCGAATTCAATGTTGGTGCTTAGCGCTGATCCAACTGATCCGTTGGGTGCAGCGACTAAGCAATATGTAGACAACGCCGTCGCACCGAGTGATCGGACCTTGAAGGAGAACATCGCTCCGCTAGAGGGGGCGCTCGACAAGGTGACTCAACTCGAAGGCGTCACGTTTAATTTCATCGGCGAGGAGCGCGAGCGTATCGGCCTGATCGCGCAAGATGTGGAACCCATTTTACCCCAGGTCATCCAGCCGTTCCAGCGCGACGGCGAGCAAAAGCTTGGCGTTGACTATCCTCAACTCGTCGCTGTTTTGATTGAGGCGGTGAAGACACTCACGCTTCGTGTTCAGGCTCTGGAGAAATGAAACGGTTCTGGAACTGGGTCAACGACAAGACCCCAGGACCGCTCTCAAATGCCTATAGAGACCCGTGGGCCGGGATCAAAGCTCAGCTTGATGAAATACTCCAGCGTTTGGACGAACGCCAACCCAAGGCTCCCAGGAGGCCAAAATGACGCATCCCGCTGTTCAACTCCACCGCGAGGCCGCAGGGGCGCTTTCAGCAGCCTCAGACAAACATCTCGAGGCCGCTGACGCGCATGAGTCTGGTGATCACGAGGACGCCAGGGAATTTGCAGCGGCAGCCAAGCAGGCCGGACTCGACGCTGCGGTCAAGTCGGACTCGGCTGCGAAGGCATCCGAAGCAGAAGACCCACACGCCGCCTAAATGCCCGACCGGAACGCATACTTAGACAGCACGGCGCTCGGCAACAGCCTTGAGGAGATATTCTTCACGGGCGACATTTCGCCGGGCGACATTGTCAGCTACAACATCTGCAAGTCGATATTTCTCTACCACCCGCTCGGCTACAAGATGGTTTGCGGACCGCTCCAGCTGGCGATGGCTGAGGGCCGTGCCATCACGGTGCCCGACTCGCCGGGTGAGCGGGTGGCCGAGGCGTTCCAGCAGCAGTGGGAAGAAATCAACGCCGACGCCTACATCTTCCAAACCATGGCGATGTCGCGTGTCTATGGCATCAGCTCGGTCGCTATGTTAGTCGAGGGCCTGTCTCCGACTGACGCCGTCGACTATTGGTCATTGCCCGACGCCAACATCGCTTTCAACATTTATGATCCCCTCAATACTTCCGGTTCGCTGGTCATCAGCCAGCAGCCGATGGCGATGGACTTCTTGAAGGTTCAGGAAATCGGGGTTCAGGGCAATGTGTTTCATCGCTCGCGGGCCATCACTATTCAGAATGAGTTCCCGGTCTACATTTCATGGAACGCAGCTGCGTTCGGGTTTGTCGGCCGCAGTGTCTATCAGCGGGCGTTCTTCCCGCTGAAATCCTACCTGAAGTCGATGATCACCGACGACATGATCGAGACGAAGGTTGGAGTCATTGTCGCTAAGATCAAACAAGCCGGGGCGATCGCCAATGCGGTGGCGAGGGCCAGCGCCGGCTTCAAACGCAATGTGGTCAAGGAGGCGGAGACCGGGAACACCATCAACATCACACCCGATGAGGATGTGGTCTCCTTAAACCTCACCAACATGGACGCGCCTCATGCATTGGCTCGAAGGAATATACTCGAGAACATCGCCACCGCGGCCGACATGCCCATCAAAATCCTCGCCCAAGAGGCTTTTGTCGAGGGTTTTGGCGAAGGTACGGAAGATGCTCGCGCAGTGGCTCGGTTCGTCGACCGGGTCCGGATAACGACCAACCCGCTCTACCGCTTTTTCGACAAAGTCTGCATGTACCGGGCCTGGTCGCCCGCTTTCTTCGAGGGAATGCAGACGGATTTCCCCCAGACCTACGGGAGCATGAGTTACAAAGACGCCTTCTACCGCTGGGCGAACTCTTTCCACACCGAGTGGCCATCAGTTCTCGAGGAGCCTGAGAGCGAGCTGGCGCAACTCGAGGATGTCAAGCTCAAGGCAGTGATCGCGCTCATCCAGGTGTTCGAGCCGATCCTCGACAGCAACAACAAGTTGGTGCTGTACGAGTGGGCCGCCGACAATATTGCCACCAACAAGGTCATCTTCAGCGCCCCGCTCGAGTTCGACTTCGAGCAGCTGGGCGCTCACTTGGAAGACCAGGAGCAACAGTCGCAAGATCTCCAGGACGCCCAGGAAGAGGGCTTCCAGAATATGGGTGATCCCGACCAGCAGGGCGGCGGGCAGCAGGGTGGTGATCAGGACGGCGGCGTCAAGATCAAGATGGGTAAGGCTGACTCGCTCGCGGCTCGGTTCGACAAGGCAGCGGCGGTTCTAGCCAAGATCTCTCCTGACGCCAAGGATGTGATTCCGCTCGACCAACTGCGCAGGGCGCTGACGAGGAAGCGATGACAACTCGCGATGAAGTACCGATCATACCCGGCGATAAACCTGAGTTGCCCCAGAGCAAACCTGTGTCACCGGTAGTCGAATATTACATTCAAACCATCCCACTGCCCATCGAAAACGATGACGTAGTCCTTCACTTGAACAAGCTGGGCGAAGATCGGTGGCGACTGATCCTTGTAACCATCACTAACGACGCGCGTCTCTGGTTCATCAGAGAGGTTGACTCGAATGGCCAGTAGCAATATCACCTCGGCGCAAGTGGGGACCGCTGTCGTTGCTGCGGCCGGGACCCTCAAGGGACTGGCGATTACGATGCCGATCGCCGCCAACGCTGACTTTCACACGCCCCTGACCCTGATCGACGCTACCGTGGCCAACCCGGTGGGTCCGACCCTGTTCTCCGCCCTCCTGGGTGATCTCTCATTCATCTACGGGGTCAAGCCCACCAGTGTGCCCATAACGCCGGGATCGCCCACCGGACCCGCGCCTGGAGTTTTCATGGTCAACGGTGCGACGCCGTTCGCTAAAGGCCTGTATGTGAGGAGTTGCCCGGCGAATGTGACGTTCACGGCGACTACATGAGTCTCAGAGACTTTCAAGCGGTCGTTCGCGAAGCGGTGAGGTATTTCACCCAGCATGGTTACACGAGTGAGAGGGCGTTGGACCTGTGGGCAGGGCGCATCGCCGAGTCGGCCCAGGGCGCTCTAGTGCGACCCGAGGAGGCGAGCGCCCAGATCGCTCGGCATCTCTCCGCTGTTTATGGCCGGGTGATGCGCAAGCTCCCCAAGCATATGCAGAAACTGCAGTCACACACTGCAGTGCGGATGGGACCGGAGATGTTCTTCCGCCGGATTGCAAGCTTACCTGAGCTTGCCCACAAAATGAGGAATGAGCTGGACCGTCGAATTGCGGCCAGCGCTGACTTAATAAAGATCCGACGTGAGGAGAGCCTGGCAGCGACCATGCGTCGGTTTAGGGGGTGGGCGAGCAGCATACCTCCCGGCGGCACGCCCGCCCCCGTCCGTAATGAAACTGAATTGATTTTTAAGGCATTCCGGCAGGTCCGATTTGAGACGAACCGACTCAATGTGGATCAGGGACATAAGCTCAATTCATCCCTCAACGCCACTCTCGCTGAAGGCACCGGCGCTATTGCCGCGATGTGGCACTCCAACTGGAGACAGGTCAACTACAAGTACCGGCCCGACCATAAGGACCGTGATCAGCAGATTTATACGCTGCGCGGCAATTGGGCCCAAGAGCGAGGTCTGATGAAACCCGGTCCGGCCGGTTACACCGACGAGATCACCCAACCAGCCGAGGAAGTCTATTGCCGGTGCTGGTACGTGTACATCTACAACCTCAACCGTTTGCCTCCAGTCATGTTGACCGAGAAGGGTCGCAAGGCGATCGAGGCGCTCGATAACCTCGAGGCGGCTTAAAAGGAGAAGCACTCATGGCCGACGAAAAACAAGACAAGCCAGATCGTCAGAAGATGGAGATGGGCGGTTCCGGCACCGCCAAGGTCTCGTTCAAAGACGCCCTCGGGAACGAGGTTAAAGTCAAATCCTCGCAATGGACTGCATCGGGTTCTGTCGTCGTAACCCCCGATGACAAAGACCCCACCGGTGCTAAGTTGTTTGCATCGGGGCCGGGTCCTTCAACTCTCCGAGCAGTCGGTTATAACGAAGATGGCGGCTCAGCCACCGCGTCAATCGAAATCATGGTGGTTGAGAAAGACTCACCAGTCGAAGGCAAGATCCAGATTTCGGTTCAACCCGCTCCGGCTAAGAAAAAAGAAGAGCCTGCTAAGACCCCAGCGCCAGCAGCGCACGGGTAATTCGATGCCTCTCACTGCAAAAGGTGAGAAGATCATGAGCTCCATGCAGGAGAAGCATGGGGTTGAGAAAGGTAAGCAGGTCTTTTACGCGAGTAAAAACGCAGGAAGGATCACGGGCGTGGACAAGAAGAGCGACGACGACGACAAGAGAAAGGATCAGGAGAAGGAAGAGTCTCCGGTCAAGGAGACAAAGACCACCGTCAAGGAGCCCGCTGGCGGCGGTGAGAAGCAGGAAGATCCCAAGGCCAAGCTCAAAGCCGCTGAGGATGAGCTCGCGGCCCTCGAGCGTGAGCAGGAGCAGTCGGAAGAGGGTCAAGGTCGCATGAATGCGATCGACGACCAGAAGAAGATCATCCGCCAGCTGCGCAATGAAATGCGCGAGACGGAGCACAAGGAGCGGATGGGCATCGCCGACGCAGTCGAGAAATTGGAGTATCAGCAAGACAGTACTCTGCTGATGAAGCATATCGGCGACGCCGTCAGTCGACTGGCTGATCGCATGGATGCTTTTGAGAAAAAGAAAGATTACGCCTCGGCGCAGGCGCGTTGATGCATGATCACTGCCGCGTTTGTCCTGTTCCGCACTCCGGATGGTCGAGTCTTGCTGCTCCGTCGAGCGAAGGGCGGAGATCATGTGGGCAAGTGGGGCCTACCCGGCGGAAAACTGGAAGACGGTGAAAACGTCTCCGAGGCAGTGATCCGGGAGACTTGGGAAGAAATTCGCTTCCGCATGGGTCACGCGGGCCGCTGGCTTTGCCGCCGGGTCAGGGACGGGGTCGACGCCACTACATTTCTCTACGATGTCGACGACGATTTCACTCCCAAGCTGAAGCGCGACGAGCACGACGACTGGGATTGGGTGACGCCGGTCGACGCGCTCAAGCAGTCACTGGACCCCGACGACGACGGTTTCACGTTGCATCCCGCTGTGGTCATTGCGTTGCGCCGCCTGCGGATGAATGAGTTCGAGGTCGCTGAAGCGATCCGAGACGGTGAATTGTCCAGTCCCCAGTGGTTTGAGAATGTGCTTTTGGTGGATATGCGGATCAGCGGCACCGGGATCAGTTACCGTCCCAAGCTTAAGGAGTGGGTGTACCGCCGGCCCGAAAACTACCTGAGCGAGGACTTTCTCAAGCGCACCGCGGGGATGCCCATCATCTATGAGCATCCCGACGAGACTGTGCTCGACAGTAAGAGTTTCGGTCACCGTGTGGTCGGAACCATGCAACTGTCTTACATTAAAGGTGAAGATGTTTGGGGCATCGCCCGCATCTATGACAGGGAAGCCGGCAAAGAGATTCTCGAGGCGGATGGAGATCTCTCAACTTCCCCCTCGGTCGTGTTCCGTGATCCGGCAGTCAACTATGAGATCGAGCTGGACAACGGCGAGACGATGCTAGTCGAGGGATCGCCTAGCTATCTCGACCACCTGGCCATCTGCGCCAGCGGTGTGTGGGATAAAGGCGGCGCGCCTTCCGGTATTCGGGTCGATAGTGTCGACGCGCGGCTTGAGGCCATTGCTGACAGCATCGATTTGTTGGCTGGGCGATTGACCCGCCACATGATAACCCGGGCCGTCGGGCGTCTGGAACGGCGAATTGAGCAAGTGGAGGCCCATGATGGCTGATCGTAAAGACGAAGGCGGCGGCGGCGAACCCCTAGACAAGGTGTTGTCGAAGCTCGATGCATTGGGCGGCCGCATGGACGCCCTCGAGACTGGAGCGGGATCCAAAAATCCGCTCAAGGGCGACAAGCGCCGCGGTGACGACGACGACGACGACAAGAAGAAAGACGCCGTCGCTAAGGGAGACAAAGACGAAGACGAAGACGAGGACAAGGACGACTCCAAGAAAGGAGATGAGTTCCCACCTAAGGACAAGGACGACTCCAAGAAGGCCGACAAGAAAGACGACGACGACGAGGGTGAGCAGGAAGAAGGCAAGAAGGCCCCTCCAGTCGCTGCCGACAAGAAGAAAGACGGCCGCAAGGATCAGTTCCCGCCCGCCAAAGCGCCGCCCACTTCTGACAAGAAGGGGGACGACGACGATGACGACGACAAGAAAGACTCCAAGAAGGCAGACGACGACGACGATAAGCGCCGTGACGCGGCCATCGCCGACGCCGCTGCTCAGAACCGTAAGCTCGAGCGTCAGCTGAGCAGGCAGAATGAGGAGATCGCCCGCCTCACTGCGCTGATGCGGCCGCGGTCGGACGACGAGCACGCGGCGTTCGCCGACGCTCAGGCGCGGGCCGACAGTGTGTTCCAAGGCTTCGGCAAGCAAGCTCCTCGCCCGCTCGAGGGTGAGACGCTCATCAACTACCGCAAGCGCTTGGCCACGCACCTCAAGCCACACTCCGCAACCTGGAAGTCGGTCAAGTTCAGTCAACTTCCAGAAGAGGCGTTTGGCATCGCCGAGGCTCAAGTCTATTCGGACGCTGCAATCGCGGCAGCGAGCCCGAGTGACTTGGACGAAGGTGAATTGCGCGAGGTTTCGCGCACTGACCCGCGCACCGGTATGAAGACGAATGTGTTCTATGGCAAGAACAGTTTCGTCAAAGCGATGGGGCGCCCGGCGCGACGAGTGGCCAGCTTCCGCACCCAGTTCTCCAACTAAACGGCGGGAGCAACCTCGAAATCAGGAGCTAGGTTCATGGCAATTCAACTCAACCCTTACATCCAGACCAGTGCGGCCGGGATGTTCAACATCGAGTCCGATGGTTATATCGTCGGCGCGGCGATGCCCGATCCCTCTTCACGTAATTATCTGTCGGGCGGCTGGCTCGCAATGACGGAGACGCTTCCAATGTTCGGCGGCGTCGGCATCTCGGAAAATATTCCGCAGGAGCGCCCGCCGGTCAATCGGCCGGATACAGCCCTCGGCGGTGCTATCGCCCGCGCCACTGCCGAGGCCAATCTCACCGGCTTCAGCGTGTTCGACCAGAACTACGCCGCGGTCAATACACCGCAGTCGCCATGCCCGAGCGTCCAGCCCGGCGGCCTGGTGAACTTCTATCGTTTTGGGTCGCTCGCTCGAGTGGCGCTGGCGATCGATCCGACGTTGATCTCCTTGGAAGGTGGTCTCATCACTCAGCAGGTCAGCTGGGACTTCACCAACCAGAAGATTATCGCCTTCGCGACGAATGCTCTGCCGGTCAGGATCCTGGGGGTCAAGGCCAGCAATTGCATGGTTCCGGTCTATAGCCCCGGGACCGGCTGGGTGACTTGGAACTACAA